TTTTAATTGCCTTAATTGGTATTCTACATTTTCAGGGATTGTAATTTCTTGAAAACACTCACTTTCTTGCATTGGTTGCTCTAATTGTGGCAATTCTACGTTTTCCAAACATTCGCTTTTTTCTTGCAACGGTTCGCTTTCTTCTATAATCGTAGGTACGGTAGAAGGGTAATTCGCTTTTAGCCACTTATCGTAATCAGATTCATTAGATTGTGTGATTTGCTCACTTTCTTGCAATCCATTATCAGCCGTATCTAATTCGCTTTCGGTTGTTACCAATTCGCTTTCTACGTTCTCATTCTCACTTTGCTCACAATTACATTCGCTACATTCGCAGTCATTACAGCCGTTGCCGCAGTCGCAATTATCGCAATCGCAATCAGATGTGCCATTATTTTCATTGTCTTTTTTGTTTGAAAAGAAACCCAACTCCTCCCTAAAAGCGTATGTAAGAATACCAATTAAGGCAATTAAAAATAAAACTAAAACAATCGTAATTTTCATATAAATATGTTAATTTAAAATTTGAACTTTCTTTTCGGGTCTTATTTCAGATTCCAAATAAGACCTTAGTAAAACTTTGAAATAATATAAAGGGTCTATTGCGTTACGCTCATTCAATACAGTTTCGTTATTATATACCACAACCGAAGCGTAACCTACTTTTTTTAACCAGTCTTCAAAAAATTTACCTTTTGGATACATACTTAAAACATATGTTACTGATGGGTAATAATTGGTATTGCGTCTATAATATCTGGAATCGGGTAATGTAATTTGTTTGTGGTCTTCAGAAATTTCTAGAATTCTGTTGTAAGAATGCTTGATGTTTTTATTTATCATAATAGATATAGTTTTTTCTCAAGTAAACCTGAGAAAGTTAGGGGATAGGTGTTCTGTATCAATTCAGTAAAATGTCTAAATCCTAATTCACTTGGATCTTTACCATCTAAATCTACTAAATATACTTCTTTACCTTCATTTATTAATTGTTCACAAAATTGTAATGCTTCTCTTAATGCGTCTCTGTCTAATGCTACGTAAATTTTCTTAACAGATGATGCTACTAGCTTTAACATCAACGTAGACTGTATATTCTTGCCTAATAACGGTATAGCATTTCGTTTAATAGCAATGGCGTCAAACATTCCTTCGCATAGTATAATCGGTGTATCCCAGTTTATAAACAGTTCGAATGGTATAACGTTACGTGATACATCTGGATTTTTATATTTAAGACTTGATGTTTTATCAAAATTACGAGCAGTAAAATAATTTAATTTACCTGTAGCGTCGTATGATGGTAAAATAATCATTTTATTAAATTTACCACCTTCACAATAACCTATATTATATTTTAATATATCGTCTTCTGTTATACCTCGTTTTTTAATATAATTTAAAGCATGTTTACCTATGATATCACTATCAGGTATATTAACTAATGGTTTAAATTCTTGAGGTAATTTTAAAATAGTTGTAGTTTGTACTATTTTTTCGCCTGATGTGTATTTAACTAATGGTTTTAGCTCTGCTAATTTATCAGGATCGGCATGTATTGCTTTAAATAGATTAACTAATGATTTACCTTTTTTATTACAACTCCAACAATGCCATGGATTTTCACCTTTATCTGATTCAGTAAAATTGATTTCTAATTTAGGTTTATGGTGATTACAAAAGGGACAATGATATGCATAATTGCCTTTTGATGTAGATTTACTAATGCCTAAAACCGAATTTACTAAATTTACAAGTAGTTGATTTACCATACCTCATATTATACTAAGGATAGGTTAGAAAGCCAAACTATAATGTGAAATCCTTAGTAAAGAACTTACCTAATATATTATCATTATAGAATGATTCTGGGTGTTCTAGTACTTTATAGGTAAATAGAGCTTGTGTTTCGTAGTAAGTTAGTAATTTTTTATTAGGAGCTAATTTAATTATAGTACGAGTAAACAATGATTGTTTACCTTCCTTAATTAATTGCATTACTTCTTTATTAGAACCATAATATGATTCCCAATCCGATTCTTTAGTTACTATCTTAGTAGTTGGTTTACGACCAACACCAGTTAGTTCGGCTACTTCTTTTTTACCTAATTTTACTTTTTTATTATGGTATAATACTTTTTTACCTATATAAGATTTATTAGTATCATTGTTTTTAACAATATAAATAAATCCAAATGTATCTTTAGGAAAATCGTTGATATGAGTGATGGGTTTACTATTGTAAACCCAAGTTGGTAATGTTAACATTATCTGTCTAAATTAATTAATATTGTTGTATCTGTAGTAGGCGATACAGGTAGGGGTTGAGATAATTTTCCTACTGCTAATAAGTTTTGATTTTCATCATATAATCCTACTGTTGTTACATAAGGTGAAAAATAAGAACCTGTTACATTATCAGCTAAATATTGTCCTGGGGTATAAAAGATACCTATTGAACTTGATATTGATGTACTACCTGATGAAACACTTGGATTTTGAGAAAAATTAAATTCATTTTCTCTGATAGTACATTTATATTGTGTTTCATGTATTTTATATGAACTAGAGAATGAACACGTTATATTATTTGATGTTATATAATCTGAAATAGAAGCATTATCTCCTCCTTCTCCCCCATATGCTGTGTTACCATAAGAAACAAATCCATAACCTTCAGGCGTACCAGTGGTTATGACTGCTAATCCTTGATAATAAAATATATTACCTATAATTTCTGAACTTTGGTTTAGTAAATTTCCTTCACCATCATCTATTACACTACCACTAATTGTGGATAAATAAAATGAATTAGGTTGAATATAATCTCCATATAAACGAGAAGGAATAGATATAACACCTATAATATCTCCAGATCCTGTAGGGAAATATTTAGGATAAGATATTGTAGTTTGTAAATAATTAAAATATCTACCATCTGAAGGTGTAGTACCTACTAAAACATTACCAATTGTATTTGAACCAGGAAATATACTACCTGTATTAACTGAGTCTCCGTAACTTGAACTTAAGTAATTTGAATAATATAATTGTTTAATAGAATCATATATTAAACGTTGGTACTGAGTTGATACTTGACCTGTTGTAGGATCTGTAGATGGGTTAAATGAACTAGTTAAATTAGTACCTAAAAATCTATCTATACCTACATCAGAGGCAGTTAAAGCTGAAGCTCCCTCGAAGCTGAATGCTTTATTCACTTCGAAGGGAGTTACTACGATATCAGATGCTAAAAATTGTTTGTACGCGCCCATTCATTAGAAATCTAATTTTACTCTAATAAGAGCTTCTTTTGTAAAGTCTTTTAATAATGGTCTAGATAATTTTGCTACCGCTAATAATTCACTAGTGTCATTATATAAACCGATAGTTGTGATGTAAGTTTGTGGATTATTAATAAATGAAGGATATAATACTTCACCAGTTGAACCTGAAATAAATGATGGATTTTCTGAGTAGTTATATTCTGAGCTTCTTGGTCTTACAAACACATAATCCGAAGTAATTGTTTCTTGTGAATTTAAAGTAAATACATTTGCTGTAGAACCAGACATAGCTCTAAATAAAGAAGCATTAGCATTTAAAGCTGCGGAAGGATATGCTGCTGAACCTGTGCTTTGAGAACCACTAAAAGTAAAACTAATACCTCCATTTGCTGGAAGATCTTTTAAAGCTAAAGGATTTAATAAAATAGATCCAATGTCAGGCAATAACCAACCATATGAACCTGAGTTTAATGAATATCCATCAGTTGTTGTTCCTGCATTTGTTACTTTAGTACCTGCTGAGCCTGAGATTAATTGGAATACTCTTCCTGCCTCACAATAAGGAACAGTAGTAATATACTGACTATTATCTGTTAAAGTAATAACTCCAGCACTTCCAGAAAGTTCTAATGTTAAAGAACCTAAAAATAAAGCATCTTTAAAACAAGCTCTTTCCATAGTAATAGCAAAGAATTCAGATGAAGTAACAGCACCAAAAACAAAATTAGCGTTTTCATCTCCTAATACTAAATCTTGCCACTGTCCCCAAATAGTTCCTGTTGGTGATTTACCATTTACAGCACTATTATAGTTAGCACTACCACTACCGTATGAATTTCCATAAGCAATAGCAAATTGAACTGCTGAACTTGATTCATTTGAAGCGGTGTTATAAACATTTAAATAGTAGTTTCCTGAGCTACCATTGGCTTGTGTTGATGATGTAAAAAATGTAGATAGAGTGGGATTACCAGTAGTCCAACAAGTGGAAGATATGGCATCTGAGCTTACTACGAAATCATCGGCTACTAATCTTGTAAATGACATGTTTTATATATTAAGATACTTTAATTACTGTTACGGGAATTGTTAGACGAGCACCA